CAAAGGCTCAAGTGGCCTCTGCCAGTCTCACAATCTCCCGGCCGGGTTTTGGCTTCACCGATGCGGCTATTATTGCATTGGCGAAAGCTCTTACCGATTATCGGGATGATTCTGAAGTGACGACCGCCAAGCTTATACAGTTTCAAAGCTAGGTATCTTGAAGGAGAGACGTTATGTCTGTCCGGGATACTTATCACCTTGATCTGTGGTTAGCTTTCCTCTTCCGTCTTATCCTGTTTGTTGGTATGGTAGGCTTAGGTGCCTACTATATTAGTTCACGGGATGATGGTCGAAGTAAGTCGATAACTGTCGACTTAGGCGTCAAAGGGGTATTTACCCCTGGAGCTGATACTGGGACTCGGAATCAAATACCTCATGGAGGAATTGATGAAAAGTCCGGTACTACTCCTACAAAGTCTACTCACTGATGTGCGTAGGCTATGTCCTGAAGTAAAAGGCCTCGATCGTGATCTCATTACGATCGAGAAGAGGTTTGAAAACGAGGGTTATGGCTTCCTAACCATTGCCCTACCTGCTTTAGGTGATGCCCTAACTCAAGGCATTCATACTGGCAGGTTCACGCGTCCTTCTGGATTTAAAAGTTCCAGAGGGGCAGCTATCCCGAGATTTCTCTCAGGTATGCTGTGTGAAGTTTTCGATCCGCTCACCGGGGAGCTTAAAGACACGGCTGACAAAGGCCTCATAAAGTGCTTAAGAGAAGTACTTTACGTCTTTAAGAAAACTCAGATGCCTTCGGAGGATGAAGTTGTCCTCCATAAGAAGGCTGTTGCTGAGTTTTTTCGATGTGATGATGCAGCCGCAAAGGTTATTTTGCCTGAGCGTAACGATCATCTCATCGGCATTGTGTCTAGACTGGTTCTATCGGGACTTAGTTCTGTTCCGTTAGATGAGATCCAGTTTAAACATGGACCCGGTGCCGTCTATGAGGGCTTGAAGGCTAATCAGAAGTGGTTAGCCTTGACGAACTCTGTTAAGAACGAAGAGTTCGACGTGCATTCTTACGGTTATGCTGATTTTGGTGTGAATCTTTCTGAACTTTCAGAAAGAACCGAAACCAGCGTGTCGAAAGATGCATCTTTTTGCTCTTTTGGCGGAGCTTCTAGTAGCACTGCAAGACTGATCACGGTGCCGAAGAATTCGACATCGCGACGAACAATTACCGTTGAGCCTATGCTGAACCAATTCGTTCAGCAAGGCTTGAATATTGTGCTTCGAGATAATATATCTCGTTGCCCAGTACTCAGCAATTGTCTTGCACTTACCGACCAAAGCAAGAATCAACAACTTGCTCTGGAAGGCTCCCTTACCGGTAAATGGGCAACCATCGATTTGAAATCTGCGTCTGATTTGCTCAGCGTAAAGCTGGTCGAATCAGTATTCAGACATCATGGTCTCTTCTTTGACCATATGATGGATTGCCGCTCGACTAGGATCGACTCTGATATAATGTCAGGGCAGATTTTAGCCAAGTTTGCTGGTATGGTTAACGCTTTAACCTTTCCTGTTCAGAGCACCTGCTTTGCTGTTGTATGCATTGCAGCCATTCTGGATCAGTGGGGTCTTAAACCCACTCATTTAAGGGTAAAGCGCGCTGCTAGACAAATTCGTGTTTTTGGCGATGATATCATCGTTAATTCCGAATTTGCACTTCAGTGTGTGAACTGGCTTGAAGCGGTTGGCCTCAAAATCAACCGTAACAAGAGCTTCCTCGAAGGAAACTTCCGGGAAAGCTGCGGGGTCGATGCATTTAAGGGAGTCGACGTGACTCCTCTATATGTTAGATCCCGTCCAGATGACGAGTCAACAGAGCCTAATGCCATAGGAGGTCTCGTTGCGACCAGCAACCTAGCATGGATGCGTGGTCTCTATGAGTTCTCCGCCGAGCTTATGCGTGAAGTAGAAGAGAGATTAGGATATTCTCTTCCGCTTGTGGCAAAAGATTGCGGTGCATTAGGGTGGCATAGTCGTCTTGACGCTATGACTCCAACTCGTTGGAATCATAACTTACAGGCGTTTGAAACTCGAACGCTTGTACTGAAACCGCTTAAAAGGCGGGATCGGTTGGACGGTTATGCCGCACTTCTTAAGTTTTTTCATGTCCCCCTCCTTGGAAGAGGACGTGATCATCTTAAGGAGTCTCCTATACGCTATAAACTGCGCATAGGGTTGACTTGGGTGCCCACTCTAGTCTCTTGAGTGGCGTTAAATCCGTCTAGCAAATGCTAGCGGTCAGAGATGGCAAAGATCCCTTGGTCCGACCCGTTGGGTAACGGGGCGGGTTGATTATCAGATATAAACTGATATTTACCTCGGGATGCTTATGAAACGGTCACGAG